AAATTATTCCTATTGAAATTATAAAGCAAAATTTATATTATGAATTAGCACGTCCTATACAATCAGGATTTAGATGGGAAAAGATATATAATAGATTATTATTAATTAATAAATTTTATCCTACAGAAAAAAATAATAAAGTATTGAAATGTATTCCAATTAAAAATACATATTTAATTGCTATTAAATATATTCTCGAATATATAAAATTAAATAAAATACCAATTATAGATAGTTATGCAATTAAAATATATAAAAATTTAGCATTATGTTGCTATCGTTTAAGTAATACATCAATATGTATTACTATATTAGTTAATGATATTAATGATGTTTATAAAAATATTAAAAATATAATATTTTCTTATGTAAATTCTAAATATAAAATAAAACTTTTAAAAAAATCTGTAAATTCTATAAATATATATAAACATTTTGATATAAAAATATATGATGAAGAAACGAAAGAAGTTTTTAATATAATTAGAATTATTGAAATTAAAAATCAATGTTTTTCAACTATTATAAAGAATGGATATAATTTAGGAAGTATAGATACATGTCTGTACTTCTTATATTATAATTATGTTAATAATAAAATATATTATAATAATACTGCCGAAGCACTAGAAAATAATTATTATATTAATATTTTTGAAGATAATATAATAAATGAAGAAATAAAAAGAACTTTAAATAAACGATTACAAACAAATTGTTATGGAGAATTAAATTATGAAAGTGAACTAAAAGAATTATGGAATAAAAGGTTAACGCTTAAATATATTTAATTATACATTTTTTTTATTTTCTTTATTTTCAATATATTTTATATTGTCTTCTACTATACCAATAGGTCCGCTAGGTATATTTGATACTTTATCATTATTTTGACTATCTTCTGTATCTGAATCGCTAGTTATATTAATATTATCTTTATTTTCATTATAAACATTACTATTTACATCAATTAAATTATTATTATTTGCCATATCATCTGGATCTTTTGGATTATCCGGATTGTACGAGTTATCTAAAACTTGTGGATTATTATCTAGTTCTTGCGTATCGTCGTGTTCATATGATTCATATGGATCGCATGCTTCACTTGTATCACTTGTGTCACTTGTGTCACTTGTGTCACTTGTATCACTTGTGTCACTTGTGTCACTTGTGTCACTTGTGTCACTTGTGTCACTTGTATAGTTTGCTTCATTAGCATTGTTTGTATCATTAGAAACATTTACATTAATTGCATATCTTATGACACTAGCGTCACTAGCGTCACTAGCGTCATTAGAGTAATTTAAATCCATATTATTATTTATATGTTTTGAGTTATTATATATATCATATTCTACATAAATTAATTCTTTTTCTTTATTTAATATAAGTTTGTCGCTATTATTTAAATTATTAATAAACTCAATCATTCTTATTTTTTTAATTTTTCTCATATTCAATGAATTATTTTCTAGAAGAAGTTTAATAGAATGTATTTGCAAACTAATAATAACATCATCGTAATAAGGAATTATATAATTTAAACATAAATAAAAAAATACCAGATAATTATAATAACAAACTTTACAACTATTTATAATGTTTAAATTCATATATTGGTAATATTCTTGTAATTATATTATAATCAATTATCCATATATATTTTTTTTTATAGTATATACACAAATAGTTAATTTAAATGATTCGCCATTAAGTTTGTTTAATAAGGCAAATGTTTTATCTTTTATTTTAATATTAAATCTTTTTGTATTATGTTCTATAGGATTTAATGTATAAAGTGTAGGGTCAGTCCAGTTCGAACTTGTTAAAGCATAAAAAATCTTAAATTTACAAGAACCATTTGTATGATAATCTGCGTGATTATAAGGAATTGCATCAAAATAATTATAAGAAGAACCTTTATTTTTAATATATGTGCTTATTCTATTATAATCATTTAATTCGAAATAATATATATCATTATAATCCAAATTAGATCTATTTAATATTATAGAAGCTTCTATAATTTTAATACTTGATATATTTTTAATAGGATTTTCTATATCTATGTAAAAATCAAAAAATCCTGATGTATTAAATGTAGCATTATTAGAATCTAAATATATTATTTGTTTATCATATTCTGTTGTGTTATTTAAATCAACTATCATATTTATATACGTATACTTATACTTAATAATATTAAAATATTTTAATTACACCTACCGAAAAAAAACGAGTACATAATTTTATTTTTTAAATATTTTTAGAAAACTTTTATATTTTTCAAAACTTTTTAAATTATGTACTCAAATTTAAAAATCTAATTAAAAAAAAGTATATCAAAGTAAATGTAAAAATATATAAAGATTTTACATATATTATATGTATAGAAAAAAGATAACAAGTATAATGACAGATAACAAGGACATCGCCGCTGGTTTTGATATTGGAACTACTACTAGTTGTGCGGCTATTTGGATAAATGACAGAGTTGAAATTATTCCAGATACTCAAACAGGATCTCGAATTATCCCATCATATGTATCTTTTAGTGATGAAGAGAAATTAGTAGGTGATGCTGCAAAAAATCAATCTACTATGAATCCTAAAAATACAGTATACGATACAAAACGTCTTATTGGTAGAAAATTTAATGATGATGTAGTTCAAGAGGATGTTAAACTATGGTCTTTTAATGTTACGGGTGATAATAACAATAAACCACTAATTAATGTTAAATATAAAAACGAAAATAAAAGCTTTCACCCTGAAGAAATCTCTGCGATGGTAATTCAACGTCTTAAAGAAACTACAGAATCATATCTGGGACATCCGCTAAAGAAAGTAGTTATTACTGTTCCTGCTTATTTTAATGATTCACAAAGACAAGCAACTAAAGATGCTGGAACTATCGCAGGTTTAGAAGTTCTTCGCATTATCAACGAACCAACTGCCGCTGCTATTGCATATGGTCTTGATAAAACAGGTGATAAAAAGGAGCGAAATATTTTAGTATTTGATTGTGGAGGTGGTACTCACGATGTGTCTATTCTAACACTTGATGGTGGTATTTTTGAAGTTAAAGCAACAGGTGGAGATACTCATCTTGGAGGTTCTGACATTGATAATCTAATAGTAGATTATTTATGCGATGACATTAATAAAAAACATAAGAAAAATGTAAGAGAAAATGCTCGTGCTCTTAAACGTCTTAATATTGCTGCCGAGAAAGCTAAAAAAAATCTATCTTCTGCAACAACAACAACTATCGAAGTAGATTCTCTTATTGATGGTGTAGATTATAACACAACACTTACACGTGCTAAATTTGAATCTCTTGCAGATAAAGTATTTCAAAGAACACTTGAACCACTTGATCGTCTACTAAAAGATGCTAAAATGAGCAAAGGAGATATTGATGAAATAGTTCTAGTGGGCGGTAGTACACGTATTCCACGAATTCAAGAATTATTGTCAGGATATTTCCATGGTAAACAATTAAACAAATCGCTAAATCCAGATGAAGCTGTTGCTTATGGTGCAGCAGTACAAGCATCAATTCTAACAGGACAAGGTAATAGCAAAACAAACGAATTGCTTCTTCTAGATGTAGCACCACTTTCCCTAGGTATTGAAACAGCCGGTGGTGTAATGACTAAAATTATTGAACGTAATACTACTATTCCTACTAAAAAATCACAAGTATTTTCAACATATTCTGATAATCAACCCGGAGTTGATATTAAGATTTATGAAGGTGAAAGAGGATTTACTAAAGATAATAATCTTCTAGGAAGTTTTCATCTAGATGGAATTCCGCCTATGCCTCGCGGTCAAGCACAAATTGAAGTTTCATTTGATATTGATGCAAATGGTATTATGAATATTACTGCAGAAGAAAAATCAACAAAGAAAACTAACAATATTACTATCACTAATGATAAGGGTCGCCTATCAAAAGAACAAATAGAAGAAATGATTAAAAAAGCAGAAGAATATAAAAATGAAGATAATAAACAGAAAGAACTCATTGAAACTAAAAATGGTCTAGAGAATTACTTATACAATCTAAGAAACTCTATGACTAAACGCGAAGGTTCTCCGCCAATTCTTGATGAAATTAAAAAGGAAGTTGACCCAATAGTTGAAGAAGGATTAAAATGGTTTGATGAAAATAAAACTTCTGACGTCGAAGTTTATAAAAATAAACAGAAAGAAATTGAAGAAAAAGTTAACCCTTTAATGCAAAAACTATATAGTCAAGGAATGCCTGCAGGAATGCCAGATTTATCAGGGATGGCAGGAGGTATGCCGGGAGGTATGAGTGCCGCAGATGAAAATGACGATGATACAGAAACTCCCGTTAAAAATAATTCAACAGACGACCTAGATTAAATAATTTGTCATGTTATATAATTTGTCATGTTATATAAATTTTTACAAACTTTTGTATTTAAACATACTTCCATAAAATATTGAAATTAATGCAACAACAGAAAATATAATACATATAAGTGATGCTATAACTATATTATATATCCAATAAACCTCTCTTCTAATATCTTCGCTACATTCACAATTTAATTCTTTTAATTTATTAATAAATATTATAGAAATAACTATATTAGTTAAAACATATATAAAATACATAGTACTTAATATAATATATATTAGAAACATTGATTTAGATAATTTAAAGCATATATTTATGGCATTGATATAGGCATATATATGAAACAATATGTTAAATAATGATATAGGAATAAAGATATATAAAAAGTATTTAATATAACTACGCATATAACTTTCACTACAAGCACAATTTATTTTTTCAAGTTTATTAATCCATATACTAGCATTTATATTAATAACAAGAATTATAATAGATAATAATATTGATATTGTAAATGGCACTAAACCTGTTTGATAAGAATATTGTATATTATTTGTGTAAGAATAATCATTGTTATTTAATTTTTTACTTTTATAATTTAATAAATCTTTAGATTGAAAATTTTCTTTTTTTGAACTTCTTTTCATTATAATTATATCAATTCTTCTAATATATGAGATATAATTATTAATTATAACGATCAAATTCTAAACGAAAATGAAAGTTTAATCCGGAAAATATTATAGGGATTATAAAAGTAAAATATGAAATTGATAATAATATAGATATTAAAATTTGAATGATAGAAATACAATAATAGAAGCCATAATTATATTATAGATCCAATAAACCTCTCTTCTGATATCTTCGCTACATTCACAATTTAATTCTTTTAGTCTATTGATATATATTATAACAAAATATACATTAATAATATAACATATAGTAAATAAAATAGTTATGTAAAATACAATAATCATTAAGAATTGTATAGCTTTATAAGATATATAATTCAAATTATATAATTTAGATATTGATGTAATATTATTTATTTTCATATAAAATACAATAATAGTAACAAATATAGCTAAACATAATTGTATTATAAGAACAGGTATCATAAAATATAGAAAATATTTAATATAATTTCTCATATAGTTATTGCTACAATCACAATTAATTTTTTCAAGTTTCGAAATCCACAAAAAAGCATTAATATTAATTGCAAGAATTGCACTAAATAAAATTATAAATATTATACCAACATATATGTTATCCATTAGTGTTCAAATTTAAATTCAAAGAATAAAAACCTGTTTTTTTTAGTTGTATTTTTTTTTCATTAGACATTTTTTCACTAGCAAAATTTCTATTCACCCAAGTCACATCATATTTATTAGGATTTGAAAACTTTTCAAATTTTGCCAAACTTGTTTCTTTATTTGTTTTATTAAAATTTGTTTTCATTATAAATTTTATATTAATAATTCTAATATATAAGATATAATTAATTTATAATATATATTAAAATGCAAGGACTTGCAAATTTAGGATTTACTTGTGCTATAAATAGTTTAGTACAAATTATATGTAGAAATGATATTTTAAGAAATATTTTGTTATCATATAATGATATAGAAGAAAACTCATTAATTTCAAATCTGAGAGAATTATTAATACTAATGCATGTAGAAAATAAATCAATATTGCCTAAAAAATTTGTAACAAAAATATATAATATTTTTGGACATATATTTAATTACGGAGAACAAATAGATATTACTGAATTATGGATATTTATGAATGAAAAAATAATAGAAGAATTAAATAATAATCAAAAATATCATAATACACTTCTAGATTTTAATAATATAGAGGATAAATATAAAATAATTAATGGAATTACATATAATAATTATGACGACTATATTATAGCTTTAAAAAATAGTAAATATTTAAATGAACAATATATTTATAATTATGTAAAAAATTGTCATAATAAAATGTCTTTATGGCAAAATAAAACACATGGATTTTTACTTAATATAACAAAATGCAATAAATGTAGTTATACATTATATAATTTCGAACTTATAAGTTGTTTACATTTAAATATACCCGAACATATTGAAAATCCTAATATAATTAATATGTTACAAGATTTTTTAGCAGATACTGAATATATTAATGATTGGGTTTGTGATAAATGCAATGAAAAAACAGAATATGTAAAAACTTCAAAATTATGGAATTTACCAAATGTTCTATTTATAGTAATAAATAGATTTATAAATCCTAATATAAAAAATATAAAACCTGTAAATATTAACGAAAATCTTTGCTTCAGTAAAGGTACTATTTTATCTAATACAAACATTGATATAAATTATAAATTATCATCAATGGCATTACACGTAGGTAATACATCAAGTGGTCATTATATGTCTATTTGTTCTACTGAATTAAATGGTGATAATACATTTTTATTATATAATGATGATAATATATCAAAAACAGATAATTTTTTGCAAAAAAATAAAGAAGTATACATGATAGTCTATAATTTATTATAATTTATTATATATTTTTATTGAATTGATAAGGTAAATCGTGACCAAACAATATCATATATATTAATATAATTGCAGATATAAGAATGCTTCTATTTTCAGCTATTTTATCATTTTGTTTAAATACAAATACCATTATAATATATAATATTAATCCTATAATTATTGAATGTAACAACATAATCAATCCTCTTTCCATTTGTATTATCTAATAATATATATTAAAATAAATTATAAGAATATACATAGAACATATAAAACTAATAATAATATCTTTTAAATAAATACCTCGTTTTATATAATATTTTTTACGTATGTCAGAATATAATTCACAACCTAAAGATATACTATTGGAAATAGCACTTTCAATACAATTAAAAGGAATATAACTTCTGCCATTATGAGTTCCTAATGTATATAAATTACATATTGTTTTACTTTTAAAATCAATATAATTTTCATTTAAATTGTTATAATATGCATTATCTGTACATTTCCATCTGTTTTTATTATTATCATAATAATTATTTGGATTTATAACAGCATAATAATCATAATCTATAATCCCCTCACAATTTATATAACATGTACTTAATTGTCTATAAGTCTCATTAATTAATTCGTCTGTACTACATTCATTGGCAGACTTTTTGTTAAAATTACTTTTTCTATCACATAATGTAATCATAATACTTATAACAGGGTAATTTGTATTCTCAACTTTTTCACAATAATCATTTAAATTTATAGCTATTATTCCCCATTCCGTATTTAATGTTAAACCATTTGTGTCAAATAATTTAACATTATTTTTAAAATGATATGTAATTGATATATAATCTCTATATTTAGTATTATCAACCCATAAATTTAATTCTTCATAATTTCCAAATGAATTTTTTAATATTTCATTATTTTTTATTATGCCTAATAATGATTTAGGAGGTACCGCCAATACTAAATTTACACATCCATAATTATTACCATTTGTCAAATCTATACAAGACACACTATCGCCTATTATATTAATATTTGATATCTCATTTTCTAATATAAATTCTACTCCCTTATCTTCTAAATATTTTTTCCATATATTGAAAAAATAGTAATCCAATGTTTTTGAAGGCACTAATATTTTACTACAAAATAAAATATCATATAATTTAATAAATTTATTTAAACTATACGTCATAGTATTACCATCATCTAAATATACACATATACTATCTATAATATTTATTGAATTTGTATTAAACTTATAAAATTGAATATATTCATATAAATTAGTGTTTTTTCCATAATTATCATTAAATAAATATCGCAAATATGCACGAGCTAATATATATTTTTCATAAAAGGTTAAATTATTTCTAAATAACAAATTTGATATAAAATTATATTTATAGTTTTTAAATAATGTTTTATAATCTAAACCTAATTCTTTAATAATATTAATAAAATTATAAAAATTTGTCATATATATTCGTGGACCATATTCGGTATATATTCCATAATAATCTCTTTTAACACGATGTATTCCTCCTATACTATAATCTTTATCTATTATTAATATTTTTCTATATATATTAGCGCAAGTATGCGCTAATGCAAGTCCAGAAGGTCCAGCACCTACTATAATTAAATCATAATATTGCATTTTATCATATAATATATATTATATTCATAAATGTATATAATAATTAATTTTATACATAAGCATAAATATAAATTAAATAATATATATATATATATTAAAATGGAATATTTAAATAACGAAATTAGTGTATTAGTGATAGATAATAATATTTTAAAAATAACATATGATAATAATGTAGAACAAGAAATAATAATAGATGAACTATTCTATTCAAATATGAGAAATACATGGTTAATTACTCAACCCCCTTTTATTTCAGATAGTTACAAAAATATAATGAATGATATAATTTTAGCATGTATTCATAAAAATAAAAGATGTATTAATGATTTAAATATTTTCTTTTCTAAAGGAAATGAAGAAAATGTCATGAAATTTTTAACATATATGCGAAAAAGAGATTTAACTGAAGAAAAGAAAAAATGGAAAATAATATAATAATATATTAAGGTTATATATTATGAGAGTATTAAAAAATATAAGTTATATTTTTATATTATTAAGTAATATATATATGACAAGAGCTTATGTAAATATAAATATTTTTGGAACTGGTTTATATTTACCTTATAGTATGGGTGTTATAGGATATATAAAAAAAAATATACCTATTAGTGAATATAATATAACTGGTGTTTCAGGTGGTGCATGGTGTGCTTTATTATATTCACAAGAAAAAGACTTAGAAAACCACGATGATTTATGGGATTTTTCTATTGGAAAAAATGTAAATAAAATTTATTTTCATAATGATATAAAAACTTTTCAAAACAATATCGAAAAAAATTTAAAATTAAGATATTCGAATGTAGATACAAAAGATATAAATAATATATCTATTGTTGCATCAAATGTAGTTTCTATTTTTAATATTAAAAATGAAAAAAAAAATAATTTTGATAATATTAATGATTTAATAGATTTTTGTTTATGTAGTTCTTATATTCCCTATATATCCGGAAATACATTTTCAAAAAAATATAAAGATAAATATTACATAGATGGTGAATTTAAAAATGATAAAATAATAGAAAATAATGTAATAGATAATAATATAGATATTCATCGTTTTATGTGGGGGCGTAAATTTTCAAAAAATTCATTAATGTATTTAGATAAAGAAAGATCTAAAAAATTATTTACAGATGGATGGAATGATACAGATAAAAATAAGGATAAATTATTATTACGACTAAATAATAAATAATTATTAATAAATTATTTTAAAAATAATCTATTCGCTTTTTCATAAGACATTTCTATTTTATTATCATATTTTTTTAATCTTTCTAATCTCAGTGCTTCTTCTTTTTCTTCTTTTAATCTTTTAATTTCTTGTAATTTTAATTCTTTAGCAGATAATTCTTTTTTAGCATTATTATCTCTATATATTTCATATTCTTCTACACTTTTAAACTCTTTTTTTCCTTTAATTATAGATGTATCTATTAAACGCGTTCCATCATGAGCCTTCATATAATCGGTATATGATAAAGAATTTTGTTTTCTATAACTACTACTATAATCATCAGGGCGCTTATTATCTAATTCTGTAAATTGTAGATTTTTTGCTAATAATAAGGGTTCAGGTTCTTTATATTTAACTAATTGTTTATTTATTGGAACGCGACTATTAAATAATTCATTAAAACTTTTATTATCTATTTTTTTTTTAACTAATTTATCTATTTTAATATCTTCTCTTATATTTGTTGACTCTTCCATACTTTCGCCATATCCAAACTCTACCTCATCACTATATACTTTACATTTTTCAAAATTTTTATTAAAACGTTTTGCAAAGGGTTCATTGTCTTTAGTATTAATTATACTCGGATGAGGAACTTGATCTGATATAATTTTATTAAAATATTCCGAAGATTGTTTTTTTAATTCAATATGCGATAGGTCTTCTTCTCTTTTCTTATATTCATATGCAAGTTTTTCAAAACAATGAGTTATAATATTAAATATATCTTTATTTCCATCAGGTTTATCTGGATGAAATTGCATTGCCATTTTTCTAAATGATTCTTTTAATTCAATCCATGTAAAATCTTTTGATATGTTAAATATTTCATAAGGGTCTATGGTGTTTATATCAATATTCTTTAAATCGATATCTTTATGTTTACCACTTTTTTTCATAGCATCATAATATTGTTGATAAGTATATTGCCGTGAAGATTTTGCACCCATTGAATATATAATATTTAAATAATACTTTTATTAAATAAAGATTTTTTTATTATATTTTAAGCTACGCACAGACTAATATTTTATATATAAAATATATGTAAATAATAATTAATAATTATTAATTAAAAATGAGTAATGTAACTATTATAGGATGTAATTTAGCAGGTTTATATTCTGCTATTAGATGTATTGATAGTGGATTAAAAGTTACTATTATAGATAAAAATAATAATTGCATTAATGATATAATTAATTATAAAATATTCAACAAAAATCATACATTATATATACAATTATTAAATAAATTTTCTATAAAATATAGCAAGTATAATTTAAATTTTAATGAAAAAATAATTAATATTATAAATAATGTTATAAATAAAGCAAAATTATTACCTAATAAAATAATAAATATTCAATCTTTTGATAAATTATGTCACACTATATTGCCGCTAAATGATTATATATATTTGCAAAATAATATTAATAACTATTCTAGTATATATTGTAATATATCTGGATTATTTGGTATTACCTTATTTAATAATGAATTAATTAAATATAATGATTTTTATATAGTCGATGATGATAGCAGTTTACTTATAAAAAAAATGTTGTCATATATTGAAAAAAATAATGGTACAATAATATATAACACAGAAATTAAGGATATAAACACGGATATTGATAATAACATTATTTTAACAACAAACAATTTAAATAAATATCAATTATCAAAAATTATTATCTTAGCATTGTCTAAGGATAATTTATTAAAAATAAAATATTTTTCAAAGGATAAAAGAAAAATATTTAATAATATTTCAAAATATAACATAGACCCTTTATTCATTTATAATGATGAATGTATATTAAATGAATATAATATTCAAAATCATCTTATAAATAATATGAATATAGTATATCCAATAAAAAAACCTTCCTTATATTTATGGAATATTGGTGTTAATAGTATTATTATAAGAGAAAAAATAAAAAATTTATATAATAATATATTTATATGTAGTGATTTTTATTCTAAAAACATATTTTTTGTTAATTATACCTTAGAAAATTATGAAGAAATTCATAATAAAATTCATAACAAATATTATCAATGATTTTAGAATGATAATATCTAATAAATTATGTAAAATAAAAAAATGATAATATGATTTCATATAAAATATTATCTCATGAACCCATTTATTAATGACGAACTAATTAATATAATTTATTTAATAGTAAATTATTATAATAATGAATTTATTAGAAATTTATGGTTTATATATATAGACTACTACAATATTAATAATAATGTATATATTCTACCAATTACCCTTTTAATTATATTATCAATATTATCAATACTATCAATACTTATATATATTCTATTTACAATATTATATAATTATGTAATTATTTATCAGTACTTCCAAACCCTCCTTCGCCGCGCGCGGTATTATTTATTTTAATATTTGCATTATTTGTTTCATCCTCTATAACTATTTTAGGATATATTTGTTTTTTCATAATAATTTGACAGCATTTATAAGGCAATACTAAATCTTCACAATCTTTATTAATTTTTCTTAAGGCAACATATAAATTCCCTGTATATCCTTGATCTATAATACCAATATTATTAGCTAACATATAACCAGACTTGCTAATTGAACTTCTCGGAACTATTTCAACATAATAACCATTAGGAATTTCTAATTTAATACCAGTATCGTATAATATAGTATCACTATTAAGCCGTTTGCTCTCCTTTATAATAGTTAAGTCTAGTCCTGCGTCAGAATAATTATTCTTTGTAGGAACTATAGCATCATTATCAACTTTTATAATTTTTAAAAGTGGTCTGACATTAGTATAATTTGTAAAATTATAAATAGAATTATTAATATATAAATCATCTGTATAATTCTTATTTGAATATATTTTCCCTAAGAAATCTATCATATTAGAATTTTTATATTCAATAGTATATGTATCTTTTTCATTTATTACATTTACATCTTCTTTTAAAATTTTATTAGGAATTTTATATATTTCGCCAAGTTGTTTTAAAGTATTGTAATTATACATTTTAAAGTATAAACAATTATTATATATTTTACCATTTTTTTCAATATATGCTTTTACTATGTTATTTATTAAATTAGAATCTTTATTATAAATAGTATTCATAAATAATGATAGATCATAATATTTACTATTAATCAAATATAAATCAGAATCTAAATCTATATCTAAATGTTTAACAAATATATCTTTTATAATATACATAGATGTTATTGTCAAATCTAGAATATTGTAATTATCATAATTAACTTTTCCAATTTTTTTTAGAATTTCAATTAATCTATCTATATTATTATAATAATAGTAATTATCTTTATCACTATTACATAGTTTATTATACATAAAATAAGACAATGATACACTACTTTCATTAAGTAGTTCATTACTAAATTCTAATTCTACAACTATTTTATCTTTGCTATTTTCCTTAATATTAAAAATAATAAGTCCTAAGATATATGCCTTCTCTTGTGTATTAATAGTTGAGAAATATGTATGGTCTATTGTCATATTGTAATTATATATTAATTTAATAAAATAACTTTATATATATTAAAATCATTTTTTATTTTAAAAATATTATATAAAATAGATGATATGATTTTTAATAACAATAATAACAATAATATATCTCTTAATAAATTCTATACAAATGAAAATGCTGTTAATATATGTTATAATGCAATTAAAAAATATGTAAAAATAAAAAACAACGAGTTAATAATTGAACCTAGTGCAGGAGCTGGTTCTTTTATAAGAATAATAAAAGAATTAACAAATAATTATTTATTTTATGATATAAAACCAGAACATACAGAAGTTATTAAAGCTAATTTTTTGAAAATAAATAATAATTCAAATTGCAAATGCCATATAATTGGTAATCCACCATTTGGTAGCAAATCTTCTATGGCAATTAAATTTATTAAACATTCTGCAAATGTATTAAAAGCTAAAAGTATATCATTTATTTTACCTATTAGTTTTAAAAAATCAAGTTTTAAAAAATCATTTCCTTTAAATTATCATTTAAAATATGAAGTTAGACTTCCATTAAATTCATTTACATATTTTGGAAAAAATAAGAAAATTAAAACTATCTTTCAAATATGGATAAGAAAACAATATAATAGAAAAAAACCTATAAAAATAATACCTGCAAAATGGTATAAATTTATAAAAAAAGAAAAATCTACAATATCTATAAGACGCGTAGGTTCAAATGCCGGATTTACAAAAATACGAAGTGACGATGATAATATAAATACACATTGGTTTATTAAAATATATAAATTAACAAATTTAAAAAATTTAATAAATAGATTAAATAAAATTAAATACAATAAGGATGATAATATTGCTGCAATTAGCATATCAAAACAAGACATAATAAAAAATTATAATAAAATACT